CGCCTACGCCGTTCGCGTGTACCAAGGAATATCAGACCTACGAGAGAACTAAAAGATGATAAAGGTGGAAGAACCTACTTAGAAAGTAGATATCCACAACTAAGAGGGACACAAATGGGATTAAGGTTATCATTCGTGATTTTATGTCTATTACATAGTTACGCAGCTAAAGAGGCAGGCATTTTAAACACAAGTACTATATACGGTGACGATATTGTGGCTCAAGCAAGTCGAGCACAACAAGGTCTATATATAGGAAATATGAAAAAGATAGGTTTCATTATGAACGAAAAGAAAGAACATCGATCGAAATCAACATTCTGCTTTTGTGGAACATACTTTAACCCTCAATTATCCAAGACACGAGAAAAGTATCCTGAATTTAAAATGTTACTGCATCCAAAGACTAGTAATAATATTAAAGACCCAATGCTAAGGGCAAAATCAATAAATAACTCGTTCATATCAGACTGCAAAGAAAACGAAATAACTTGTGCAAGCAAGCTTGCCAAGAATAAATTCAAACATGAATTCAATTATGCTTCGAAATACTTACCATTATACTTACCACAAACCCTAGGAGGTTTCGGATTATTACCTTTTACGAAAAGAAGAACTCAGGAGTCCTTAGAACTTTCCATGATATTCAATGAAATGAGACAATTGGAGAGGAAAGAATTTATAGCCACTATGAACTCAACCTGGAGAACAGCCATATTTGATAAAGAAACCAGAGAATTTGAAGCACTACTTGTAAGAAACTTAGAAGATGTGATTCGAAAAAGACCAGAAACTAAAGAAAGTATGACCGTAACTGAAGGCAAGGATATAGTAGTAAATAAATTCAAGGATCTCTCGCAATATTGGGTCAGCAAAGGAAGAAGTAAACTAAACTATAAAGAACAATCGTTCCAAGATTGCATGAAAAGGAAAAGAAAAATAAGTCATAGACTAAGATCAGAGTATATAGAGGACGATAAGGCTGTTTCAACGTTAACCACCCTAAAGAACAATACATACTATAAATCAGAGCTAAGAGAAATATTTGTTAACCCTTCATGTTTCGAAGAAACGATGTTTAAACCATCACCAGATATTGTGCACTATCCCATCAAAGGTCTTATAGGACCCTTGAGTGAAGTAGACAACGATCTAAGTGAGGCTATAGCTAATTTAATTCATCACGAAAAGAAGAGAAATGACGAGATCTTTCAAAACCTTAGTATTAAAGTGGAGGTATCAGAACCTATTCATGAGACTGTTTCAGCGTTAACCATCCCAGAGGAAAAAGTAGAGAGATTTAGACCACAGTTACTAAGTTTTAAAGAACATAATAAGATAAATTGGCTTAATACAAAACGTAAAAAACCGTATAATGAACTACAATCTGTAGAGTTTTATCTAACTGATAAAACCTCAGATTTAGTTAGAGATATGAAATATGAACATGATGTAGAAGAAATTTTATACCAGTTTATATTAAAAAACCGTAATGAAACGAATAAGGAAGTTACAGATAGATTATTAACTATTCTTAATTCCTCAACTCACATGATTGGATCCATGTATTGGGTCGAACCAGAACGAGAAGAAGGATTAAAAGAAATAATTAATGATCT